TCTCGATCGTCTCCTGTCTTCTTAAGAATGAGTTTGTCATAGTATATTCTATATCTAACTAACCAGTCTTCTGTCTCCTGCCTTGCTGACTCAGGACGGGCTGAAAGTATAACTATCCTATGACTAAGCATGAATTTCTCCATGATTTCTAACACAGGTTTATTAGGCACGTCTGTATAGCTGAGATCTATATACTTTTGAAAATTAATATCTCTCCATTTAGCACGAGATTTATAGTCACTCAAAGTACCATCAAAGTCTACTATTATACACTTTTCTTTTTTATTTACCAAAGATTGACTACCTCCCTACTATCTCCATTATCAACTCTTGTATCTTGTTGAATACTCTCTTTGAATCTTTTTCTTTAAGTCTAAGTTCTTCTTCGAGCATGCTTAATTTCTTTCTTAGATAATTAAGCTCTATTCCATCCCTATCCATTCCTAAACTCCTGTAACTTAAGTTCAGTCAATCTCCTCAAGACATCTTCATATCATTCAGTTACATTTCTAGGACTACTAGATGTCATACCTTTAGTGTGCACATCCTTCTTCCCTATTTTAAAACTCTCTTGAATTCGATTGCCTTCTAGGTGCATATATCCGTAAGTAGTTATTCCACGTTTATAAAATATATAAGTCTTGTACCCATACTCTACCAACCTAATAGGATCCAAATCTCTTATTTTAGTATAATGCTCTAAAAGTACTTCATTACTTTGAGCTAAACTTCTTTCACCTAAGTTGTTGTTATTGATTTTCATTTGTAATCTCCTTCATTATTCTATCTATCTTACCATAAAAATCTTCAATCGTTCCATCATTTATGATAGTGTAGTCCCATGGGTAATCATTTAGTTTGCCTTCTGACTCATGTTCTTCTGTGATTACAGCACTAGGTCTTACTATCTTTATAAGCTTAAATCCTTTTTCTCTAAAAGTATCTGCTTCGTTTAGGAATCTAACATCCTCACAAATATGATTTATATTTTTATCCAGATTGTTAGTACCTATATCCAACCACACTGAATCCCCTATATAAGCCCGCCCCCACTGAGTTCCGATCGTTTGTTGTAGATACCTAGGAGTCTTTCCTATCTCGAGTATAACTGTTTCTTTTAAATCTCCGTAAACCATTCTCTGAATCATATCTTCGCTATATCCTAGCCCTCTTATGAAAGCCTCTGTCATTTTTTTAAGAGTCTTAGCTAATACTATTCTCTTATATCCGTAAAAAGCCATAAGATAGTCTGCCGTAGTAGTTTTCCCAGATTGCATTGAAGGGGAGTATAAACCTATATTAACCAATACTAGTCTCCTTTTTTCTACTTAAATCGTACATGTAGCCTTCTAACTGTGAGAGCTTATAGTAGGATATCAAAGATCTATCTGGATTTTTAATCCGAGTCATGTTATAACTTAGCTGAAGTTCTGGATTAGAATATTTTTTCAAATCCATAATCAATAAGTTTGTCTCTACTGTATCGATGGCTTCTAGATACTTATCTGCTATCTTCTCATTTGGAGTCCCTCTATAAGAATACATTATTTCAGTAAAGTTATCAATAGTCAAATCGTCTTTCCATTTATCCGATATCTCTACTTTAAACTCAGTTTTTACCCTAGATACGGGTTTAGGTAAATTGTCAGATGAGTCGCCATCCAGTACCCTAAAGGCTAGTAGGGATTGGGTATCAACTCCAAACTTATTTAAAACATCTATAGGTTTTATTTTCTTAAATCCTTTTTCATACTCTTTCGATACTGTAAAAGTATCACTCAATTGCCAGAAATCACAATCCCCTGAGTGTATGATAACTTCCTTAAATGTATCTTTAAATTTATATGCCATGCTTGCAATAAGATCATCAGCCTCCTGTTTATCATTGATAGCAAAATATACTTTAGGTACGTTACTTAGTATGTTAATTATCTCCTTATCATTAACATGGACATCTTCCTTCTTAACCCTCCCAGCTTTGTAGTCTTCGTTTAATGTTTTCTTAGTACACTTTCCGTCCATGATAAATACTATCTTAGCTTCTGGATATTTCTTAGATACTTTTTCAGTAAATAAGGATAGTCCCAGTATGGAACCTATGTAAACTTTCTCACCTTCTATGTTAATATGACAAGACGGATGTTTTGAATACCCCCAATGACAACGATTCAGTAGCCAAGAGTAGTCTATAAGTATCAATAAATCTTTATTCCCCATCCTTTAAGTCACCCCTTAGATATGTCATGAGAGTCATGGCATTCTCCTTATTTATAAGATAGTAACTCAGGATGGCATTAGTTATCATGAGACTATCCTTTCTTTGGATAATACTCGTGAATATTTTAACAACTGTTCTTAAGTTGAACTCTATCATGTTCTTATCAGAATCCCCAAAAAGATTACTGTCATAGACTATATCTATAAGACGATCAAACTTTCTAGGATTTAATCTATAATAGCTAGTTCCACTCTCCTTATCTAACAGTCTACCTTGAAATACATCTTCTTGTAACAGATATTGAATGTCTTCCTCTTCTAAAATTATCTCTGGGAAAAACATAGTTATACTCCTTTTACTGTGACATAACAATATATTATCATACTTAAACCTTAAAGTCAATATATAGAGAAAAACTCCCCTCGTCAGGAGAGAGTTATGTAAGTAGAGTTGACTAGGAGACAAAGTACTCGTCAATACCTATAGTATCATTATAGCATATATTAATTACTATGTCAATAGGATAAAAAAAATCCTCCTTATTTAAGGGAGGATACAAATGACAAATTTTTGAAACACATTATTACTATAACACATGTCTATTATAAAGTCAATAGTCTTGCAATAAAAAAAGAGCCTCATTTTCATGAAGCTCAAAGAAGGGTGTTGGAGGGAAGTTCTAAAAAGTAGGTGTATTGACTTCTATAAGATATAGTATGTGTGCTTCTTTCTCTGCATCAGTCATATTATAGACCCTAGCTACTAATTCATCTGGAGCTGTCAGTATTGAATTAGTTAAGTTTATTATAGTACAAGTTAGCACATCAACCGAGTTTGTTAAGAATGTATTAAGTCTTAATATCTCTTCCTCTGTTAATGGTACGAACTCTTGCATAAGTGTATCTTTATTTAACACTTGTACATATCTTACATTAGTAGCTATAACATTCCCATCTACATCTTTTAAGTCTTTAGGTATTTTATTCTTTACAATAAGCCATTGACCTAGGGTAGTATCCTTTAAATCAGTAGCTATGTTTATAACTTTATTATCTGCTGTATTTATAGGAATTATAAATTCTACAGCCTTATGTTCTAGTACCCTCTTTGTTAGATAGTCTATCCCTTGCTGTCTTATTGCGGGCATGTCTAAAACACTCTCTACGATCATGCCGTTCTTAAAGGCATAGTTTTTACCATTATTTGAAATCTCTACTAAATGGTAGAAATCTAAACCTTCAAATTCAGTATCTATCATTCCGAAATAGTTAGCTCCAGTTCTTTTGTCAAGTATTCGACATGATCTATTAACATTCATATATATTTTCTCCTCTATTTAATTTTTTCCCCTAGTATCAATCCAACCATAGGTATCATATTCAAAAGTAGCCCAAGTTTGCCCAGCTGTAGTCTCTTTTCTATGTATTCTAGATGCTGTATCCGTAAATATAGAAATACCACTACTATCTCTACTTCCTACATAATCTCCTCCACCGTCTGCTCTTGGGTATATTCCTACAAAATGCTGCGGAGTATTCATAAATGTAGGTTTTACATATATAAGAGCTTCTAATCCATTCCCAGGAGCTCCTCCTACAATAGAAATGTTCATGAGGGCTTCACAACGAACTCCGTATGGAGTTCCTAGGGGTAAAAGTGTCCAAGATCCAGAAGGAGTTCCAGGAGTTCCTGAATAATAATCGGTTCTAGGGTTTAAGTAATAAAACTTGTCCCCCCTCTGTTGAAATTTTACTATTCCACCGTATAAGTCTGTAAGAATACTTCCAACCCTTCTTTGGTATACAAAGTCTGTAGGCATTATGGGAGATACTGCGTTTTGAGAAAATAATATATCACTAGTACCGTCTAGTTTAGAGATAACATATACATGATACCAAGTGTTTATTGTTTTTACCCCTTCATCCAATCCGCCATTCCCAGTACCTTCTATAAAAAGGCTATCTAATGTTTTAAAAGATGAAGATAAACTTGTAAATTCGATATTAGCCGTGTCATCATCAGATCTGGCTTTACCTGCGGATATGTCTATCCCTACTCCAGAATCTACGGATAGTTGCATTACATCACCTAAGCTGAAATTCTCATAGGAGAAGCTCCCTGCGTCCCAACTCTCCCCACCATTAGTAGACCTGTATATCCTATTCGAAGAATTTCCAGCTACTAGAATATCTCCATTTGTTATTTGGGTTATGCCCGTAGCACTATCCCCTATCAGAATTCCTGTTTGCCATGGAGATACATTCCCTCCATTCCATGTTAGTCCATCGTCGGTGGACTTGTATACTTTGTGGGAAGTACTTCCCGTAACTAACAAGTTTCCGTTAGTATCCTCAGTTATTCCAAAAATACCTGCCCCAGCAGATACTAATATCCCAGTAAGCCAAGGATTTCCACTACCTCCACCGCCATTCCATGTTACTCCATTATCTGTAGACATGTATACTTTGTTAGTATGCTCTCCCGTAGCAAATATACGTCCCGAAGATATCCCAATTGTTGACTGAACTAAATTACGTATTCCAGCTCCTGTGGATATGACAGTTCCAGTATTCCATGTAGCTCCATTATCTATGGACTTATAGACCTTATCATTATTATGGGCTACTGCTAGTATACTTCCATTGCTTAGTTGTATTATTCCGTCTAAAAAGAATCCAGAAGCTACTACAATCCCAGTATCCCAAGTAACTCCATAGTCTGTAGACTTAAATACCCTATTTGACATTTCATTAGTTGCAAGGAGGTCTCCATTGGCTAACTGAATAACTGACATTAGTCCTGTTCCATTGGATACTAAAGAACCACTATCCCAAGTGGATCCATTATCCTCAGACAGGTATATCCTATCAGAACTGTAACCACATACAGCTACATCTCCGTTGGTTAAAACATTAACTGATATTGGGCGAGGATTTACATAAGAAGAAACTCCACTACTCCAGTTGAGTCCGTTATTCCTAGACCTATATACTTTTTTAGATAATGCTCCTGTAACTACTAAATCTCCATAATCTGTCTGAATTATCCCTATAAGCCCTGCCCCACTAGCCACTAAAACTCCAGAGTCCCATGTATTCCCGTTGTCTGTAGACGTGTACACTTTATTTGAAGTATATCCGAGTACCCTTATACTTCCATTAGCTGTTTGTATGATGTCGCATATACCTGCTCCAGAATCAATTAAAGTTCCAATATCCCATGTAGCCCCGTTATCAAACGACTTGTATACTTTACCTGAGTCTTCTCCAGTAACTAGTATACTTCCGTTAGATGTTTGGAGTATTCCTCGAATAGAGTTACTTGTAGACTTTTTAAGTAGTGTCCCTCCAGCATATAAGGCTCTATCAATAGGGTCTATCTCGAGACTATCATCTCTAAATATGTTAGTGATATCGTTTATGCCATCATAAGTAGCACTCACTACATATTCTATTCCAGAACCTCCTTGCATCTTAACTGTGGAGTGGTCTGGTATTTGGGATGTAACATCTCCATTTATGCTAAAATTATAGCTATTCGATCCAGAAACTTGCGTGTTTGGAGTTACGGCTATTAAATTTTCTATTAAAACCCCTGAGTCCCATGTATCTCCTTTATCGATGGATTTATATACTTTATCTGTTACTCTATCAGTTACTAGAATACTTCCATTTACTAACTGAGTAATATCCCCGATACTAGAGGCATCTGTTATGAGAACTCCCGAGTCCCATGTATCTCCTTTATCGATGGATTTATATACTTTATTAGAAGTATTACCTGTTACAAGTAGCTCACTACTGGCTAGTTGTACCATGCTATCTAATCCTGATCCATATTCCACTAAAGAGCCAGAATCCCAGTTAAGTCCTTGATCGCTTGATCTATGGATACTGTCAGATTGGTATCCTGTAGCTAATATATCTCCAGATGTTCTTACCTGTACTAAGCCTGTAACACTAGCTCCAGTCGCTATAAAAGTTCCAGCATCCCAATCAGCTCCGTTACTAGGGTATAGGGATCTAAATATTTTATTTCCATTTCCAGAGACTAGTATGTCTCCAGTTATTGTTTTGCATAACCCGTGTAAGCTAGTACCAACAGGTACGGGTATTGAAGTTCCAGGATCCCAGGTAGTTCCTAGATTTCCCACATCCGTAGATTTATATATTTTACGATCATTCCTCGCTAAAACTAGGATAGGACCGTCTTTTGATTGAACTATGTTGGATAATGATGTAGCACTCGGTACTAGTACCCCGTCACCCCATGTTACTCCATTATCCTTAGAAGTATAAACTTTTTTAGTTGTATCCCCTGTAGCGAGTATGTATCCGTTAGCTAGTTGAGTTATATTCTGAAGACCCGCCCCAGTTCTTACTAAAACTCCAGGGTCCCATGTAACTCCATTATCGATGGATCTGTACACTTTATTAGATGTGAATCCTGTGGCTAGTACATCCCCGTTAGTAAGTTGAGTAATTCCCCTTAATGAGATAACTACTGAAGGGTCTACTTTTGTACCACTTGTCCAAGTGTATCCCCTATCTGTAGATCTATATATTAACTGTGTGACGTTTCCAGTAGCTAGTAGGTCCCCATTCATTAACTGAGTTATACTATCTACTGCTGAATTACTTATTTCGGTAGGTATTGGAACTCCGAGGTCCCATGTAGCTCCATTATCAAGGGATCTATAAGCTGTATTAGAAGTAGTACCTACAGCTATTATCTCAGTCGCTCCTGAAGAATTACTATTAGATAATGTTAATCCTGACAAGAAAGTTGGGGGTAGTTTTGCCTCAAGTATACTCCCCAATTGACCTAGATTCACAGCATGCCCGCTTAAAGTACCATCTGGAATAGTTAAATTTCCAGTCATGGTATCTCCAGCTCTATCAACTTTTGCGTCTAATTGTCCCTTATTCACAGCATGTCCACTTAAAGTACCTTCTGGAATGGTTAAATTTCCAGTCATGGTATCTCCGACTCTATTAACTTTACCGTCTAACTGGGGTTGGATAGGTGAAGTTACTCCGTCAAGACACTGGAACTCTTCATTACTTACAGAACCGTTGCCTATGCTGGTAGCATCCAGAGTCGACATAGGATTCAGGGTTATATTTACCTCTGTAAGGTTTCCTATCTTAATTATAAATTTTTCTTTAAATTCTATGGTGGTTCCATCGATAGGTATTGACTTATAAAATTCAGGGTGTTCCGCTACTGCGAACAGACTACCATCTTGAGTAAATATCCCAACTTCTCTTACAGTAAATCCCCCAACGTCACTTGGAATTATAGTTAGAACATCTAACCAGTTAATCATGTTTGGATCCAGAAAAACATAGTCTATTTCTTTTCTATACACTTCATGATTTAAGGCAGTCTGTATAGGATTAGGAGGAGTCTGAAATCCGTTACTATCCCCCCAAGCAAAATACTTCAATGTTATATTGGTACCGTTTGCTAAACTATCTAAAATTAACTGACTTCCTAACTCGGTGAGTATGGGTGTATACCTACTCATATCTATATTCCTCCAACTTTATCTTATATTAATTACTGTAATTAAGCCCAATTTTTTTGATTCCAGTTTCCCTCATTCCATATTAATGTAGATGGAATATCTGTATCTGGTTGTAGTGTTATATATACAGCCTGTTGACTCACTATAGCCCAGTTTAAGAAAAGATCATCTAATACGAATTGTATTGTTAAATTATTTAGTATGGGGTATACATAGTTCCTGGTGAAATCTATTATCTTATTTATTACTTCAAAACCCCTTATATCATTGGGAGAAAAACTTAATAGGTCTATATTGAATGTATGTTGTTCTCCCATAGGGGACTGCTCCCACCATTCAGATACTTCATAATCCATATTTAGAAGTCTAAATACAAATTCCATACCTTTTCTAGTTCCTTTATTCATATGAATAAAGTTTAGAAATCCTAGAAAAGTTCTTATAGAGTCCTCATCTGAGTTTAGAATCTCCGTCATGTGTTGATATCCGAATTCACTTATTATTTCATATACGTCCTCTAAAGGAATATCTTGCATGCTTCTATATTTATTCTTAACAGAGTCAAACCTAGCTGACATTTTATCAGAGTACGGATAATCAACACTTAAAAGCCAGTCTACGGAATCCGCAAACTGCTTTACAAGTTCTCTTTCCGAGAAACTTTGTGGTATCCAACGTCTTACTGAATGGTTGAACATTCTCTAAATCCCACTACTTCTAACACCCTACATATAATATAATATAAAATCTAAGACAGTATTACATTATTCTTTATTTTTATATAATTATTCCAGCCATAATTGAACAAGACTTCATTCTCATCGAAATATTTCCAAAGAATATCTCCGTCTCTAGTTAATGTATCTTCAAGGTAGAGTTTTCCATCTATAACACTTGAAGGAATAACTTGACTAACTACCACGTCAGTATTTCCTCCCGAAAAGGTAGAACTGACTACTGTATAATATCCATCATTTCCAGTAGACTCTTGAACTTGTATTGTATCGTTAACTAATATATGTTGTGTTTTATCCCCAGCTATTCTAAAAGTATAGTTAGGAATGTCTACCCAGATTAATTCGTAGTATTCTATATCCTTAAATACGGGTAGTGATCCAGAAGAGGTTCCTCTAAATCCGACTACTTCATAGGAAAATTCTCCCTCTAATATAGAGTCCCCAATATTATACATAGTGCTAGGAGTCCAAGCTAAACCACTAGCTATCTTAGACTTACATACCCATATCAATCCGTTATCCTCAGTAAAGTCTTGGAGTACTGTCGTAAAACTAGGTATTATAGTACCTGAATATTTCTGAATAGCTATACATTCAAACATAAACTCTATAGACGGATCAACTATTGAAGTACTTCTAACTAGATCCCCAAGTTTATAACTCCTCGAAGCATACCAAGTAGGTGGATTTTTTCCGTATCTCGGGATACACTGCCACACTAATCCATTATCTACTATTAAACTTCCATCAGTATACACCCAAGAAGGTTCTAAAGTATCAGAGTTTCTAATAAAATCATAAGCCATGTACACCTTACTACCTGACAAAGGAGAAGCTATAAAATCTCCTAACCTATACTTTGTGCTATTTATCCTATTGGTAGCGTGTACGCTTATTCTAGTTCTCTTAACGTATGAAAAATCATCTATATTCTTTTCAAGAAGTTCTAAATCTATGGAAGGTCTCATGGTCTTTTCATAGGATTCAGTAATACTTGCCACGTCAGCTTCAACATCTATAATATTCACAATACTATTTGAGTTTCTTTTTATATCAAAGTCTATCTCTAACTTGAAATGGACGGGTTCCTTTATTATAGGGATAGGAACTCCCATGGCTCTCATGTTATCTAGTTGACTCACAATGCTAGTTTCTTCGGATGAAGTCATGATAGTATAATCATTCCTTACATAACTAAGATCGACTATGGCAGGTGTGAAATCCCTACTATTTGTATCTGAAAAGTTATATCCTAAGTTTTTGAATTCTTTTAAGTAGTCATTTCTAGCTCTTACGAGAACTTGAGTTTCATGACATAAAGGTGCTTTTATTCTTATACTGTCATTAGGTTCTGGAGTTATGTAAGATAGTACTTTATTTACGGAGGTTATAGTCCCCTTATCAATAATAAGATCGGTTATTTTATAAGATACATTTGATAATTCTATATACTCCAGAGTTAAGATGTCGGTAGGTTTATACTTATATACACCCTCTTGGATATAAGCTACATCTACTGCCCCTAATGGATTAGATATAGTAAGATACATGTCATTCCACAGGTCTTTAGAGTTTATGGATGACGGAATAACTATATCATTTAATTTTAATCTCACATAGTCACTGACATTAGAAGATATAAATCTAAATATTTTTAATCCTTCTGTATCTATTGTAATACTTTCGCTCATTAAGTTGCCGAGATAGACGCTAATAGTGGAAGAAACCCCTTTGTTAAGTTGAGTACCTTCTACCGTGACTATTTCATAGTTCTTAACAGTACCTATACTTGTATATGCAGGAATTAGTCCAGTCATATTTGGAGTTATTACTAACTGAACTACTTCATTTTTACCCCTAGATACTGAATATCCTAAGTTCTGTGCTATCCCTATTAAACTTGTACGATTCTGTGCATACGATAAATATACTTCTCTTCTAGCCACCGTGACTAAATAGCTTATGAAACTCCCAAACGTAGAAAGAAGTCTAATAAATATGCTACCTGTTGAGCTGGCATAGAAATCTTTCCACTTACCACTATCCGTCTGTGAGTTGAAGTAATTTGTTAAACTTAACTGTACTTGGCTAAATGATAAACTATCTAATTTTAAAGCCATTATAAAACACCCTATATATTCTACATTCTACCTATATAGAATATAAAATAAGTGTTTAGCAACTAAATATCCATTTCGAATTTCCAATTACCACTATTATGTATTGAATAGATACTATTTTCTTCCAATATCTGATCTGCTGTTTTGGTATCTGAATATGACTTTGGAAACATTTTTTTAAGTTTATGTTTCTGATATTTCTCTCTACTAACTACTTCCCTACGTTCATTGTAATATTTTAATTGAACTCCAGTATCCCCTATAAATCTAAAACCATTTTTAAAATATACTGAATCTTTATAATTAGGTGTCCAGTCTCGATCACAATACGTTATTATTTTAGTATAACCTTGCATTTTATATTCATGGATACTACTTTTTAATAATCTTGAAAATCCTCCTACACATGATGAGTTTAAGAGTGTGGCGAACCTAGCTATCTCAATGATTTCCCTACACTTCCTGAAAGATATACAACTTACTAATTTAGAACCCTCGTATAATCCTAAAGCCAAGTTACTACTTACATCCCCGTGAAGATGATTATTGTTAAAGAAGTCTCTACGTTCTCTAATGCTTACTTCTTTAACTTTAAGTTTACGAGCATGATACCTACACTCACATCTCCCCAATGTTGATCTGATCATGCTCTTTATTATATCTTCGTTGTCATGTTCCCATATATGATATAACTTAATCTCTTTCGCTAGTGAAGACTCCGTTTTTACTTTGTGGTAAGAGCTAGATACCTTAAACTTAGAACTATGGTAGTAACTCCCGTTATACTCAAATCCAATGCCCAACTTAGGTATTAAAATATCTATCTCTAGGGGATATATAGTCCCCCTATCATTAACTACAGTGTCAATATTTAAAGAATTTATAAATTCTTGTATTTTACTCTGAGATTCTCCCCTCATCTGAGGAAAACATATTGGACATTTTATATCAGCTTTCATGGCACTTTTAAAAACAGAACCACATACCCTATGCTTTACGCTATATTTAACCCATTTTAGTTTATTACCTACGTTGTAGAATACGCCTTTATAGCTATCTAATAACGTGTACTCGGATTCCTTCGAATTAAATCTATTTTTAATACTCTCTAATACGGACTCTTTCTTAAATTTTCTTACTTTACTGGCTATCTTAGAAGATTGCATAGCGTATGGATATCCATATTTAAATATATTTGTACTTCTCAATTTACTCATGGATTCTTCTGTTTGGAGAGCATGAATACAGCCATATTTCTCTAAATTAGTTTTTCTTATCCTACTTTTTATCAATTCGGATTGGGTAGCTGATGAAAATCCATACTTATCTAGATTAGTTTTCTTTATTTTATTCTTAATATCTTCTGATTGGAACGGGTTGATTACTCCGTACCTTTCTAAATTAGTAGACTCTTTTTTAGCTACAGATTCTTTAGACTGAACAGCATACTCAACCCCATATTTATGAATGCAAGTAGCCTTTATCTTATCTTTGACTTTTTCAGATTTGGTAGCTGATGAAAATCCATACCTTTCGAGATTAGTATCCTTTATTTTGTCTCTAATCTCTTCGGCTTGTGAGGCATAGTCGGTTCCATATTTCTCTCTATTGGTAGTTATGCCTTTATCTTTAATCTCTTTAGATTGTAACACATATGGAACTCCATATTTAAGTATATTTGTTTTTACTCTCTGTTCTTTACTCTCTTCTGCGTTTCTTAAGGAAAACCCAAATTTTAAGAAATACTTTTTAAAAGTTCCCTCACTAATGCCCAGTAACCCTTCCAATACCTTTAATGATTTTCCATCTAAGTATTCTAGATATGCAGGTTTCCAACATTCTATACTATCTTTGAGATAAATAAGACCTGTCTTTGATATTATAAAGTTAGTTCCAGTTTTCTTCAACATAATTCTCCATACTATTAATAATACATAGTATAACATACTAATAAAGAAAAGTCAATAGTTAGATAACTCTATTCACTGAAAAATTACCAGTCATTCCTTTTATTTGAAAAGCTATCACAGCGTTGTATGAGTTATTATCATAGTCTGGGGTGACTGAGGACTGTGCTAAGTTTAAAGTTACTCGTGGTTCATACGCATTAATATTGTTTATTATTGATTGAAACATTAGAAGAGACCCTACGACATCGACTATTTCAAATATATAACTTTCTTCTTTACCCCCAAATTCAGGTAGGAATGGCATTTCGCCCTTAGTACATGTCATTATATTTGTAACACTTTGCATTATAGAGTCTAGATCCTCCACTATGGGATTGTCATAAGCGTTATTACTATTTATATCTGAGTATAACATTCTAATATCCTTTCTTTATAGAGGTGCTGATGAGATACCTGCGTGTTCTGGAACGGTATGGGTATGAGTAGCTCCAGATTTTCCACTTGATAGACAGTCTGGAGTTGTTATTATCCCAGTTACGTTTAGATCTCCAGATATATTCGTAGTCGTTGCAGTTATGTTGAGAGTTGTAGTTATTAAATCCACCGTTCCGTCTGGATTCATCTTTAAGGTGTTCCCAGAAGCCTGATAGATGTCTATTGTCTCATCTTGGTTCATCTTGACATAGTTTCCTGAGGGATGTTTAAACTCCCATGTGCCTTTAGTTTTATTCACCTTGAAAATATTACCAGTACTGTCTGTGAATCCATAGGAGTTTGGGTAATCCTCATCAAAAGCATCGTTTCTATTCAAAATCGTATTACTTCCACCCTTATAATATCCGAAATATGAGTCAGATGTGGGAAATTCTACGGATACTTCAGTTCCTATTTCAGGCACTGCAAATGATGAAGTCTCTATACTATTTCCTAGAAAACTAGCGGGTTGTTGGTTTATCCATGGTAAGTCTTCGTCTAATATGTGATCTTCTCCATAACCCCCATACATCTCTTTAACTCTTACAGTAACTCTTCCTATTTTAAGAGGATCATTGTTGTCTATAATAGTTCCAGAGTATGTTATTGGTTTGGTCAAAGTCGATTCCCTGAGCCATTTTGTTGGATTTGCTAACATCACAATACCTCAATTAGCGTTTTACTAGAAAATAGATCCTTAGTACGATATACGAAATAATTTCTAAATGTACCGTCTAATTTTAAACTTCTAGTCTTCATTTCTAAATTAGTATATACTTTTCCGTTTATCTTGATGGTGGCTTCGCCTAAGTTTGTAGAATATATTAAATAAATATAACCCTTCTTAACTGTTATCATTTTATTCAAGTATCTTCTCTTAGTTTCGTCACTATATAAATTCTTAATATCTAATTCATTTATAATATCCTTATCTAAGCATCCCCAATATCTTCTAGACATTGAATTGTCCACTTGTGATACGATTCCAGTAGTCTTTAAGTAAGTAACTGTATCCTTTAATATGCCGTCTAGATCTGTATTACCTGTATTAGCATTATCTTCATCTATTAATCCAGAAGAGTACCATGAGAAAACACTGGATGTAAAACTATCTGGGAGCAGTCCAGTATTTCCTAGATTCGGAATTCTTAATACGCTATTAGTAATATACTCACTAAAATCCCCACTAAGAAGTCTCGTCATTATACTACTGTCTGCTGCTAATATGACAGTCTCTCCCCGCTCAGACAGGAATGAGAATATTTGCCTAAGTATAGAATCGTTAAGATTAGCTTCTTTTACTGTTTTAAGATAATCTTGTTTAATCCAAATACCCTGTTCGTCGTAACCGAACATACCCTTAAATACATCAATTAAATTTTGTGCAAGTATTCTCATAGACGGAATATCTAACTTAATACCTAGGATATCAAAGAAAGCTTTGATATTTGTAATTGCGTCTTGAAGTTTCTGCATGGCATCTGTGTATTCCGTATCCTCAGTTATCATCTGTGGTTGTTGTGATTCCAGTTCACTCATATAATCTCTAACCTCGTTGAATGATTCCCTGCTAAGTGTTACATGTGTCTTAAGATTTCTACCTGCTCCTATTATCCTGACTATTTGAGATATTAAGTACTTACCTGAATATACACTTTCAGTCTCTCCAGATCTATCAAGTTTAGTGGGAAGATAACTAGCTACGTCTAGAACTTGCATAGTATCTATAAGCCTATCAGTGTAAGATAGTATCGCCCTAGCCCCTGAGAACAGTGTGAGGAATCCTAAGTTATGTATATAGGAATTCCAATAACTAGTATGTACATTTCCATTAGTAATGTAATTTATACTATCTTTAAGTTGAGACGATGACTCTTCTACCATAGCAGTGTTGGCTAACATTGATTTACCTTCAAATGTAAATTCATCCTTACTTCCTGAATCCATGTCATATACATTGTTCTTCTTATTCTGAATTAGAAGGCTAACTATTCCAGAGTCATTTATTATTTCTGGATGTCCTGATGTTTTAACGCTATTGCTTAAATTACTTGATACGTCAGTAAATACCCACTTAGGTTCCTCTGACACTGACTTAGCTATGTCTTTGAATAGAAACTTACCATCTTTGGTTATAGCTACTGCTGGAAATGAATCATTGAGTGTAGAATGTAACCACATATCCATAGCAAAATCTCTAGTAGTTTTTTTACATCTTAGCCATTTTTGATTACTTGTATCCTTAGTAACATTAGTATCAAATTTAAAATATCTAGAAGTTACTTTACTCAACGCTTCTGTTGCTGAGATATTTTCTCCACTATCCCCTTTTATACATTCAGTCCCTGTCTCTTCTAGAAAGGATACCGCATCGTAGACTCCTCCTATGGAAGCTCTCCATGCCCCATGACCAAATTCAACTATATTCTTAACTTTTATACGAAAAGGTAGTGTCCTCATATCGTCTCTGCTAGAGCCAAAAGTGATAGACAACACGTTATCTTCCACTAAGTAGTTTCTTAGATCAGGTATAGCAAACTTAAATATTAAGTCAAAATAGGGTAGCACGCATCCAGCCTCTTCAAATAAAGCAAACTCTGTGAGATCACTATCTTGTATGAAGTCCTTATATTTTCCTATGGAGACTGAAAATACATATTGTCCCACTATTTCAATTGTCATAGTATTCCTCTCTTAAGATTTGTTTTCAAATGATCGAAGATTAAAAAATAAATTTTCTAAATCCATAACCCCAAAGTATTTTAAAGAAGTTCCTGTAATCAAATCTTCTAAGTCTATTATGTCATTGTACATTAATATTAAAGACCAGTAATATACATTTTCATATATTTTATACGATATTAGGTCAGGTCTGTATTCTTCAGTACTTATAGTGAAAGTTCCAACTTGGGGGAGTTTTATAAAATTCTCTAGAAAGTAGGAGTTTAGTACGTCAAAATTATCTAACTCGAAAGGCATGAACTTACCTAAATCGTATTTCTCGTTACTTATGTAGTCTGAATTAACGTAAAACATTTACTAACTCCATCTAATCAACTAAAAACATACTTGCAAACTCATCCGCGTATGGAAGTCTTCTTGGCATTACTATAACACTCACTTTTACCCATAGAGGCTTTCCATTAGTACCCACAGTATCTGAGTATGTTAAAACTGGGTTCTTTAAAATCATATTTATAGCCCTGAACCATTTACCTATGGTAACTATAACTGTTCCTTTAGTGGGTTGCTGTGTTAGGGAACTACCTCCTGACTCTGCAAGAGCGTTTGGAACAAACCCCCAGTGGTATTTCACTGTACCTACACTTACTCTTTCTGGAAACGTAGACTCATAAAGACGTAATACTTTTTTCATAGGATTGTCGTCTTTTTTAGTAGCTATTACATAAAATTCAAGTTTAAATTCGGGTATCCTTGTTGCTATGGGTGTTTGCATAGTATCTAATATATTGAGGACTTGTATATCTCCCCCTAATTGCCCTACTAACTTGTTCAAATTTGTAGCATAGTCTCTTCCAAATAGCTTATCCGACCACTCTAAGGAGGTATTTACCTCAAAAGGATTTTCAAGATACCCATAGATAACAGAGTCGTTCTTAGCTGACTTCTCATCTGGAGATTTTCCAGATTCGGGGGGGATTATTAACATAACCCTCAAACTCTCATTATTTATAACTGAATCGTATATATTCATTATCCTAAAACTCCGTGTACATTATACATATCTACCATTGCATGATCCGACTTTGTTTTTCTTTCAGACTTTTGTCTATCTGGAGGAGCACTCGCTACTACTGGACTAGGTGCTGGAGCTATTTTAGTTCCCTGTTCTTTTGGCGGTGTTTTAGGGGGGGCTACTATAACATCTGGTCTTGCTTTAGCTACTAATACTTCTTTTTTCTTAGCATTAGCTACTAACTCTTCATTTTTCTTAACATTCTCATACACTGACTTTGCAATCTGAACGTCAACATGTGCGTTATCGGTTCCCTTATTCTCTATACTTACTTCTGAGAATCTTGGATTCTTTAATGCTTTCTCATAAAGACCTTCAAGAGTTTCTCCAGTCTTAGGGACTATATCGAATTTAGAACCAGACTCATGACCTTTTCCAGAACCTTTTCCAGTATGCTTACTTGCAGACGTACCCATAGCTCCAGAAAGTGTAAATTTAGCTCCTTGCCCTGCGAATTCATTTAATACTGTGGAGGTTCCTTTTTTACCGTAGGCTATATCTTGACTAAACTGACTAGGACGATACCAAGAACTTTTACCCCCTAAACTTTCAAATTCTTTATTCTTGTTGAGAGACTTAGCTAATTTACCCCTCTCTATGTCTCCTGAGGTAATGTCCTCTCCCCTAGAATTTTTTCCAAAAGTAGTTCTTTGAGCTTTATCTTCTGGGTTCGTAGATAAAACTCTCCTATTCCCGTATTGGTCTATTATTTCTTTTCCTCTATGAAATCCAGTTTTGCCTATATCGTATACCTTAGCTCCTACTTCCGTTCCTAGTTTCTCACCTTCTTTTTTCTTACCTACTAAGCCACCTAGAAATCCACCTACTCCCCCCCCTGCCTCAGTGTAAGTTTCTTTCTTTTTAATCGTATTCACGAATTCCTTATCCTTCTTAGCAAGTCCAGCTTGTTCATTAGCATAGTCTATTTTAATTTGTTCAGTTGATTTACCCTCACCTAGAAAAGGAAAAAGAGTCTTAAGGCTATTTGTAAAAATTTGACCTAAATCTAAGTTAGGACCGTATATTTTTCTATTTTCCTCTTTTATCACATCCCCTAATGTATCATTACCCATGCCTCCCAAGATGTTGTTGGTGCCATCTGCCTTGTTATTTTTAACACCTGAATTAAAATCCCACATTTTTTTAACTTGACCAGATTCTAATCTCTTTTGAAATTCTTTAGATGGCTTTAAAGCTCCAAATAGTTTATCAGATAGTCCTAAAGTCATGGAAGATGTGAAACCTTCCGCAAATTTTGTAGGAACACTTAAAGTTTTATCTAAAACATTCCCCTTACCCCTATTGATTTCCTCAGTAGCTCTTGTAACTCCTTCAATACCAGCTAAACCTAACGCTAGTGGTTTAGCTACCATGCCTACCCCCTTTAGAACTGTCATTGTCTTAGCTAGAGGTCCTATGGCACTGCCCAAATTCTTAAAGGTAGCCCAACCTGCATTAGCTGTTAAGGCTGTCATGACAGCCTCAGATATTAAAGGTGCAGATGAAGCTGTTATGGCAGCCACTGGCTTTAGGGGTTCAGGTAGCATCTCTGAAGCACCCACTGCAAGATTTCTTACAGAAGCTGTAGTGGCTTCCCCAGTTCTTTCAGTAACAAATCGTTGTATTCTTTCTGCAAATCCATGCCCTCCTCCACCTTGATTTCCACCTTGATTTCCACCTTGATTTCCACCTTGTCTTTGTTGGTTAGACGTTAAGGAAGTTACCATACCTTGCATAGTAAGGTTAGTAGTATCTAAGGTTCTTCTCAGTCTCGCAAAAGGAGAGAAAGCTGTGGACTGATTTCGACTATATTCCTCTATAGTATTTGATAATTCTTGATTTAACCTGACCCTATCCTCATCAGATATTTTATTGGATCTCAAAACTTCGGATATCAGGGTTTTTAAATCCTCAGATACTGCTATATCTTCCTTAGCATATTCCCTTAAAAAGTCTAATAGATCTAGTTGATAATTCACACTAGCATCACTACTATTTAATAATGTTTTGAAATTATTGAGGACATCCTTGGTAGGAATGCCAACTTTCTCTTTAGTTTCTCTAAGAGATTCCTGCATTCCTTCCAAAAATTTAGATAGGTCTACTTTCTCACCCTTAACTAAATTCTTACCCTTTAAATATTTATCTATAACCTTCTCTAACTTAGAGTCAACCCCGTCCATGAGCTCAAGAAGTTTAAAGAATCCCTTATCATTATATAAGTCTTCTTCTTTCCCCTTCTTAGCTGTAATATTCCCTTTCTCATAAGCAGTCCTCAGGAGTTTATACTGAATAGCCATTTCCTTCATAAGTTTTTCCGTGTTTACATTCCTACTTCTGTCTACAGACTCAGAATATTTCATGAAGTTAGTAAAGTTCTTAGAAAATTCTAAGAATGGGTTTTTAATATTCGGATTTTCAGGTTGACCGTTAGCCATTATCTATTCTCTTCTTTTAGTTTTTTAATTAAAGATCCGTAATGTACTCTGACTTCACTATACAGAAGCTCATTAACATGCCAAGCATCTACTACCCCGTTAGTCGCCAAAAGAAATTTCATCTCGTATAATGACTTCTTCTCCACGAAAGGGTTTGAGAATCTCTACCTCCGAGGAGTCTGTTATTCTTATAGCATACTCTTGACCACAACCTCTACATGTCACATTTATGGGCTTTACTCCATGATATAGAATTCTATTAAGTGTCTCTAACTTATCTACGTCATTCCCCATAGCACTGGATATAATCTCATAGGCTTCCTCGTAACTCCTATTGGTTACTGATTTAGCATACACAGCTAGTACGTCTTTATGTAGATCTTTAGATTGTAACTCCATATAGTCTTTTATCGTAATAAATCCAAAATGTAATTCTTCTCCACATATCACAGTTTTAGCGGGCATCGCCTTCATCTCAACATCTATATACTTTAACTCTGTTAAATCAAAAACAGTTATGTTGGTTGTATCACAGTTGGGGCAGTATGATTTTATGTCTAACATGGACACGCCTAGACTAGCTGTCTTTCGTCTCCACCCTAAGTATAAAGCGTCGTAGAAAGTTAAATCCTCTACTGGCATACCTATTATTTCAACACCTTCTAACATCATATTATACATAGCTATCTCATCCAGATTTGATTGATTTATCTTTAGAATTTCTCCAAAAGAAAAAGGATAGTAATGTATGTTAACTCCATCGGGGTATTGCAAGTTTCCCGAAGGTAGCCATTTTTCTTGATATTTAGGTAAATACTTTCTTGAATTTTCCATCCCTTAAACCCCTTTTCCCCCAATTAAACGGTAAAATCCTCCCTAGGATATATATAAACAACATTGAAATTTACATTCAACTCTTTTAATGTAATATTGGAACCCATTGTTACTTGACAATCCCCTTCTGGGTATACTTCATAACTCGTCATTAGTGTTATCTTCTTATTTGATGATAGTTTAAATACCGTTAGCTTCGTGGTATTTTCATCTAAGGTTCTTATAGAAGTTCCCGTGTAAAATATGTCATTTATCCAGTCTTTTATAGATTTCTCGACAATACAATTCTCGTCATCATATAAAGATACTGTTAATGTAGGTAACTCTATCCCAATGGGAATATTAAAGTTTCCGTACATGGGTAACTTTACTTGCATAGACTTCATTAATGGGATCTTCTCTTGTACTTGATAACAAGGTATGACATTCCCAAGAGCAACATTCCCCGTAAATGGTGATTTTATCCTATCAATAGTTACTAGATAATTAAACCCTAAACCCCAAGCTACGGAACCTATATCAGATATAGATTGGCCTTTGAGATTATTAGATGTAAAACCGTTTGCCAATTTTAAAATCCCTAGTTAGTTACTCCTAAATATAATATAAAATATCCTATACTCGTTAATAAGCACAGGATATTCTTAATAGTGATCTGACCCTAGAGTCGGAGTTGTATCTAGCTCTTACTTCCATAGTATTTCGGGCTTGTACTATTTCAGTTATAGTACATCCATGGTTGTAGGTTAGAAAGTCTACTCTATACTTGGGAGGTTCTTGGGATTTTCTAAATTTTTCTCGAGATAGTTCTAAATCATTTTGATACTTAGCTTCTTTTATCTGCCTCTCTTGGTACTCTATATCTCTTTTTAAAATATCTGATAATCTATCTCGGTATACTGGAATGTAGTTTTCAGTATTCGGGGATACAGAGTCTACCCAAACTATAAATAATATTATTAATATTACCAAACCTATCTGGAATACTAATGATATAATAGACATAAAGACTGTTCCTAAGTTAGTGATTATTTCGTAAAATACGGGGGATTTTATTAATAAACATGTTAAACATAGTACAAATAAAATGGCATATGTCATGGGCTTAGTGTATAAAACATATAGTTTTTCTAAGTAATATATATGTTTTGAGGACACTTCTTGCTCTTCCGTATAATATCCATAATCGTAATTCAACATGGGATTATTCCTTATATTTGTTATATTAACACTATACCAAGAGACAGACTCTTTTACAAGTCTGTCTCTCTATTTTATTAAGATATTGTTACCTTACTAGGTTAGAATGTTAATCAAAATAATCAAATCTCAAAGTAATTTCTGGTTTGATAGTCTCATTCGCACTACCATCTGGGTTTCCTATCGTGTGAGTCTGCATCCAACAATTCACAAGGTTGTATGAAGCCAGATTACCTCCGTCAGCCTTTAACGGGGAAAGTTGTATCTGGCATACGTAATCTTTCTTAGCTTTTTGACCTTCTTCGTTGGGAGTATTTATGAGAGCTGCCCAAGCTTTTATAAACTTCTGTATAATTGCACTATTATTTTCTATAAAAGTTATAGTTATTGGATCATACGTTCTCATGCCAGCTTGATAGACCTTCTTACCATGCATTGTGGTCTCTATCTCTTCTTCGGAAAATTTAGGGTATTCCGAGGAGAGGGCGTATAGATTTAAAAGCCCTCCTAGATACTTATCCAGTCCTGCTGGCACCTTAGAGAATACAATTTTCCACTTGTATAGAACTGCGAAATCCTGTATTCCTACTACATCTGTAATACTTGGTCTGATATCAGACATATTTTTATCTCCTATAACTAATCTAAGTTGTAATCGTAAATCCAGTTCTTGTTATAATGACGGATAAGGTTATAAATTCAG